ATTTTACTACAACTGCGTGATAATCTGTAACACCTGCATCTGCCTGTGCGCCTGTAATATCTGCAAGGACAATTCTTGCTTTTCTTGTTAACGTGATAGTGTCATTTTGATCTGATCCCGGAAGGCTTGCCGAAACAACTGTAACTTCCATCCATTTATTTGTGTTTGCACCGAATAACGTATATGTACCATCACCCGAAACATCTACTCTTGCACCTTCTGAACCGCTCGGCGGTGTCCAAGTTAATGTCGTATCTGCATTATAAAAATTTAACGTACCGTTTCCAGTTCCGTTTTCATTTGCTGTTTCATCAATTGTTACTCCTGTAACATTAACAGGTGCAGTTTCTTCAAGAAAATATAAAATTTCACCTGCCCTGTAACCACCGCAAGCCCTGATGATTTTATATACACTTGTTCCGTCAATTGCAGACGGCATAGGATAATCGAAAGTGATAGTGTCTGTTGAAGCAACAAAATCAACTATCCATCTTGATTCGCCTGAATTTGTTCCGGCTGTGATTATTATTAATGCACCGTTCCAATAATCATCTGCCTGAGTTAATGCAGAATCGACAAGCGTATTTATTGTACCGCTGTCTGCCGTGCCTGTTGTTACAGCACCGCCATCACTCGCCGCTTCTGAATCTGTATAAAACCATCTGATATCATCTGCTAAAGCCATTTCTCCATCTCCTTATTATTGAAATTCCAAATCAGGACTTGCTGTCCAAGTTATTGTAGCCGTTTTTGTTCCCTGAACGTAACTTAAATTTATTGATGCAGGCGGTGAAGGAAAACTGATCAGCCAAAAATGCTCAACACCACAACCTGAACTTTCATTTCCTGCCTTATCAACTTCTGTTACTTTGAAATATGCAAATTGATTAGGTGTAGCCCTGTAATTATAATTATATAATCTTTGATTTTCTCTGTACGGAACACGTGCAATTAAACTTAAACTGCCTGCTGATTCCCCTGCATATACATTGAAATACTCAATGTCAGTATCAACTGACGGCATCCAATTAATTGCTACAAACCGATCAGGATATAAATCTAATTCTTGTGTGTAATCATATTCGATATCATTGTTTTCTATTATTTGAATGTCAATCTGTTTATCAGCCGGCAGGGTAAAATCAATATGATTATTAACAGTCGGACATCCCGGCAATAAAGCACCATTCAATACAACCCAAAAATAAGTTGCAGTACCTTCCCACGTTAAAGTGATCCTGCCGTTTCCGTTATCCCTGTATTTAATCGTATTGAAATCTACAGCCATTAGCCTATTTGTTTAAACCTTATTTCGTAAAATAAATTGTAATTGATTATCTGAGGAAATCTTGCCTGTATAAATAAAACATTTGAAATCGTCTGCCCGTCGTGAACAAGATCACCAACTGTTGCTTGATACCCAATTAAAGCCTGTATTCTTGCAATTACTCCTGCCATATTTGATTCTTCATACAATCCACGCATCTTGAATTCAATACCACGCTTACCCATCAATAAAACAGACTCACCATCAATGCCTGCATACGCCCTTGATTCCAATGCTTCTTGCATTTCAGATAAATCTGTACTGCTTGCTTTTTCTAATGTGTAACCGTCAAAAGTAGTAGCCATTATCTTATTGAACTCCTGTCTGTTGTATTGCCTGCAATTGTTTCATTTGAAGCCGCAACTTTATTCATAATTTTAGTAAGTTCTTTCATTTGTTTTGAAATATCTTTTTCAGACATTGGCGCACCTTTTTCATCAGGCGGTTCTTTTTCTTCCCGTACCCCTTTTTCATTCATACCTTTTGTAGGAGGAATATTTGCACCCGGTTTATCTCCTGCACCTGGGCCCAATCCTGCACCTTCAACACCAAGCCCTTCAGTAACCCAATCAGGAACTTTACCAAAAATATCATCTGCAATTTCTGCCAGATCATCAAACCAACCCAATGCATAAGCAAGAAATCCTATAATTGCCAATACAATCCCCAAAACAATTAACCAAGGAGCCGCAATTACAGTTGACAGACCTGCCAATACAAGATAAATTGTTTTGATTATTAAAATTGTAGCCTGAACTATGCTCATTGCTTTTCCAAGAATGAATAATGCACCGCCGATTGCTATAAAACCTAAAGCAATTTTTGCTACTGTGCGTATCAATGCACCGTTTTCTTTAATCCAATCTCTTGTAAGGCTGATTGTTTCATTTAAACCTTTTACTGATTCAGATGTTTCACCTGCCAAAGCCATTCCAATATCTCTGAAAAATCCTACAATGTTTTGACCCAATTGACGTAACTGAAATCCTAATGTTTCAGTCATTTTGCCAAATGCAACTTCAGTTAATCCTGTTCGTTCAGTTGCAACATTCAGGTCTGTCATAAAACCTTCCATATCACCCAATGCAGGTAATATACCCCTGATCGCTCTTTTATTTTTGAATATAGCCGCAACCTGTTCTGCAGATGCACCTTGCATTTTTTCCATTACACCTACTAAACCCATAGTTTTCAATGTTGTCGTATTTAATTCAAACCCCATATCTTTAGCCGCTTTTTGTGCTTCAGGTGTTGCATCTAAAAATGTTCCGAGAATTGCATTTAATGCTGTAACAGCTACCCTTGTCCTGACACCGTTCCGTGTCATTACAGCAAGCATAGCCGCCATTTCTTCCATTGGCAAACCTGCTTTTGAGGCTGTACTTGCTACCATACCAATTGACGGCGCAAGTTCTGCAAATGTAGTTTTTCCTCGTTTGACAGTTGCAAAAAGTAAATCTGAAACTGAACTTGCTTTGTCAGCTTCCAGACCGTATGAATTTAAAATAGTTGTAATTGCATCAGCCGCCGTTTTCGTATCTGTCATTCCGGCTTGAGCCGCTTTCATTGAAACAGTTAAAACATCTAATGCTTTTGCAGGTTCAATTGAAGCACTCAAAATATCATATAAACCGCCTGCAATTGTATCTGTGCTTTCCCCGAACTGAACTGACATATCCTGAATTGCTTTTGAATATTCAGGCATATACTTCATAGATTGATCATCAAGCATTGTGCTGACATTTGCCATTTGATCTTGAAAACTTGAAATAGCTTTAATTCCAATCGCAACAGGAGCCGCCATCAACGCTCCGAATTTGAGCATTTTTGTTCCCATTGCAGATGTTGTTTGAGCAAATTTTTTCAATTTCAAATTTGCTTTAGACAATGCCATATCAAGTTGTTTTGTTTGACCGCCTATTTCAACATATGCACCGCCTGCTCTTACATTACTTACGCTCGGCATTTATATACTTCTCCCATTTCTTTTCTATTTCCTCATTTGTGAGGTCATTAGGAAGATTCGCCAGTTTTCGTTTTTGTTCATAATCGCCTAAATCAAAATCAGATTTTTTCCTTAACATTGGATGAAATTCCTCAAATTTGAACCGTTTACGTTTGCCGTTTTTCGGCATATGCAAACAAATCCAAGCTGTATGATTCCATCTTTCTTTCTCAACAAACTTGGCACGCCAATATATTTCTTTGAATGAATAATCCCACGGCTCTACTTCGGCAAGCCCTGCAAACTCGAAAACATCGCGCCAAGTCCAAGGTCGAAAGGGCCTTTTGCTTTTCCTCCTTCACCTTCTTTTCCTTCATCAAGATCAGGAAAGAAAGTCATTATGGATTTTAAAGCAACTACAATCGCCATACCTGATTCTTTTTGTGTAATTGATCCGCAAAAATCATCAAAAGAAATTTCTTCAATTTTGGCGACATTATCTTCGGTTATATATTTAACTTTGCCTTTTGTATCTCTGCAAGATTCATAAATGAGAAAAAGCAAATTCCCCATATGACCGAACATATCCTTGAACATTTTAAACAATTGAACATATGAAATCTGTATTTTATCTTTTGCTACATCTTCAGCATTTAATTCAGATAAAATTCCGAATACAGATTCAAAAAGTCCAACACCTGTTCTCAGTTCAAAATCCCTAACGACCCTTGCCGTAACACGTGGAAACCACTGCCTTCCCTTGTTGTCAATAAATACAAGGGCTTCCTTTTTTTCTTCCGTCATAATTCTCCCTCCTTATTTTTGAAAAACGGAAAAGAAAACATTAAGTTGTAGGCTCAACTACTGCAACAGCACCAACACCTTCAAGTGTTACATTGAGGAATACAGCATCCTCTAATGCCTGACTGAAAGTAAGTCCTGTAACGATAGCATTGCCTGAAAAACCGTAACCATCCTCATCAAGATAAGTGCAGGCAATCTGAGTGCCATTGAGAAAAGCATCCCTCAAAGTCTGCAAACCTGTATCGGTCGGCACCCACAACTGATCAACAGTTGAAGTCCAAGTTTTCAGACCTTGAATTTTATCTCTCCAAGGTGCAACGTCCCTGACCGTAGTGTCAATAACGTCTGCGGTCATAGGCATTTCGACATCTCTTGCTTTTCCGATTGTCTGACCTCCTGCCGTGAGGACACAATTAAAACCTGCTTTTCCGGGCATTGTAATTCTCCTTTTTTTACGTTTCTAAAATTCTCGGTCTTACCCTTATAAGATATCCGGGATATCCGTCCGGATCATCCTGCTGAATCGGGGGGTCAGCCTGACATCCCCAATCCTCATAACCTTCAATATTTAATCTTGTTTCAATATTCACCCTGTCAAGTAATTTCCAAATATTTAATGCAAGATCATAAATCGTTTCTTCAGTTTTATCTTTATCATCATATACACGCACTTCAATTATTAATTCACCGCCTCTTTTATCTCTACACCCAAACATATCACCTGCTGATTGATCAATTATCACAGCCGGAAAATCCGCATCCCTCGGAATTATATTAGTAGTAAATACCGCAGGTTCAGTACTGCCTGTTGTAAAAGTATATGTTGCTAAATCCGCAGTTATTGTAGCATCATTTATTATTACATCCCTTATTACTTTTTTTATCATTTTTTCTTTTTACCCTTTTTAGCGTTTAATGATCTACCTGCCATTGTAGTGCCTAAAGGCAATGATGCAAACATTTTCGGAAATAAACTTTTCATCCGTTGCAAAGCAGGCCTCATAAAAGGTCTTTTAGGATGAAATCGGCTACCGAATTCGTGAATTTTTCCATACCACGCTTCTTTTGTAGGCCCTACTAAAATTGTCCCTGTGTTTGTAGGCCCTGCCGTTTGAATGCTTGATTTTAAATTTCCTTCCTGCACATTTGGAGGCGTACCGGGCGCACTCGGTTTACTTTTTATTTTACCGCTTGCATCTTGTACCTTACCGCCTGTACGCATTGATATTTTTGCCTCACGTTCTACAACAAGACCGCATTTGATCAATGCAGGAATCTGAGCTTGTTTGACAGCCGCAATGACTTCTTTTTTATACAGCCAAGTTTTAACACGTGTTGTCTTTGCCATTATATTTTCTTATGCAGGCGTTAAAGGCTTATCAACTTTTTTCAAAAATACGATTTTACGGCTTCGATTAGGTAACCATTCTATTCTTGACACCCTGTACTGTGATTCGGCTGTTGCTGAATCTGTAACCCTAAAATACATAGGCAAAGAATAACTGAATCCGTTACCGTCATTACGTTCTGCAAAACCGTGATATTCACCAACAGGCAATGAAATATCAGTACTCCAATTTCCTGTATCAGAATGTTCTTCCGTCCAATCATTTTCAGCATAATCTGAAACATAAAATTTATTTATATCGGTCGGATCAGTTCCTGATATTGTAACCGTTACACCTGTTCCATCTTGTTTATCTACAATTGTCAATGTCGGCAATGCAGGCGGAGTACCACCACCGACATAAGTTCCAACAAGAGAATTATTAGGCCCGAAAGTTTCATCTTTTTTAACTATATTAATAGGTGTTGTGTAATAAACTCCCGGCTGTCCGTCTGTTGTTGCACCGACAATTGTTTCAGTTGTTGCAGGAAAATCAGGAACATAAGCCGCAACTTCACTTGTACCGTCAACACCGAAATCATTTCCAACAAGCATAAAAGTTTTATTACCTTTCGTCCACCTTCCGTTGTAGTCGTTACCGTTCGGACCGTAAGCGTTCCCGGTCAGTACTACCGTTTCTGCAGGATAAACTCCCGGGTATGCTTCGAGGATTGAACAACCGCAGTCCCACGGGGTCGGGTCTGACTGTCTGGGCTTTCCGTTGAAATCGTAAGTCGGGACGAAACCGTCAGTTTCATAATTCGTTCCTGCAGATGTAGCATCACTTCCAGTTGTGATACGCGGATCATTGAAAATGTCATTCGAATAGAATTTAAAATCAGTAGGGACTTTGCTAATCTTTCCACTCGTCCCAGTCGTATCTGAACTGAAATTATTTTCAATAGTGCGGTTTGGATTACCGCCTGTAATACTATAACAAGATCCATAACAGAAGGCAATATTATTCCCAATTAATGACTGTGCTGTTCCAGCACCAAGCAATCTGATTCCATTCTGACCGAAAACAATATTATTAGTTATAATCGCTCCCTGTAAATTAGCACGTTGAAAATCAATGAGGTAATCGATTGATGCGTGGTCGTTTGTAAAGTAATTATTTGAAATTACAATATCACCATAAGTTGAAGAACCCCAATACGTTACTGTATTCCGCACAGCACTCTGCAACGCCCGCCCAATGCAACGCACTATTTTAACCTTGAAATTATTCGTGTATGGAAGGAACATACTATCAGTATGCAGAAAATCAAGATTTTCAATAATTGCACCGCTTCCGTTTGCATCACCATATATGAATGGAGCATTATTACCATAAGTCATTTTTATTTTCTGATAAGCACTCATTCCAAGATAATGACATCCGGTATGTGCAGAAGTCCAGACAATCCCTGTTTGAATATTTCTGAATCCATAAACATCAACAGGCGTTAATTGAAAGAAATCTCCCGGCGCAAGCGGTGTTAAAGCCGCCGAAATTGTAGTATGAACTGAAACAGTTGCAGAAACAGCAGGGCAAACACCATCACCCGTATTCCAATTTCCAGAAGGATAATTTACATCAATGTCAATATATTCAATAGCATTGTTGTCTGCGTTTTTCTGCACGGTCAATATCTGACCTGAAACGGATGTTGTGCAGTTTACAACCCATAAGCCCGCCCAATCATTGCCATAATATTCAGAAATCGGCTGATTATATGAAAGGAAAGTCAACCTGCATTTCCCACTCCCGTTATCTGTAACAGTTATATAATATCCTGCGCCTACTATTCTGCTGTCAGCCATTATGTTTTATCCTCTATCAATTCAATTATTGAATCGCCCAAATAAAAGTAATCAGGGTCTTTTATTTTGATTTTTATTTTTGAATCATATTTTATTTTTACAGAACCATCATCATTATAGACCGTGACCTTATCGTTCTCTTTCAGCTTCTTCCCCTCCTTTGTGAAGAGGTCGCCCATATCTTTATACGGCTTATCTTTACCAACGTCATAATTAGCCATCCATCCATACCTCATCTGGCAGAAGTTTCAGTCCAATGTCTGAGTATCTGTTGTCTGCAATATGACCAGCAGGGTCTCCGTCTGCCTCATAATGATTATTGTATATATCATTAAACAAATCTTCCGAAACCTCTCTTTCTATAATATACATAGAGACATTCTGTAAATCAGCAGGCTTCCAAGTAACCTCAGACTGTTTATGAATACCTGTAATCTGTCCATTATCTGCCCTTGCAACTATATAACTTGTAATATCAGCCATTATTATCTCCTGAAGTCATTCTGTTTGATCCTGTACTGCCTTTGAAACCTTCGCAGTCTTTTTCGTGAACGTTTATTCTCAATTCCAAGTCTTTCTTATCAATAAATTTTTTTTGTCCTTCTTCAAGTCTTTTATCTATTTGTTTTAAATGATCTTTCAATCCTCCCCCATTAAACACCTTGTTAAATAATAGTTTAATAAATTCCATTAAAATCATTGTTCCTATTATTACACCAACAACGGTTCCAAAATTCAATTGTTCTGTTGTCATAGTTGTTTCCTCATCCTACTGAAGGCTCTTTGATCAAAACAATATCACCAACAATAATATCTTCTCCGCCGTCCACGTTTGTCAGCCTCCTGTCCTCGTCGTGAACTTCAATTTCACCATATATTACAACAGGGTCAGATAATGTTTGCCTGTAACCGCCCCTTTGATCTGATACCCTTATCGGTCTGTATCTTGTATAAGGTACACGCATTAGAAAAATCCTTTCCTGAATATGAACGGTTCAAGTTTTTGCATAATATCACTGTCTGCTATTTTTTCCCAATCAATATCACTACCTGCACCACTATCAGATTTTTTACCGCCGAGATTCCAATACGCTCTGTATGTCAAATCAAGTATTACAAGTTTTAATCCTGCAGGAAGGCTTGATGCATTGTAACCTGCCGTATATACTATTTCAAATTCATCTGACCCTGTTGCGAAAAATGTTTCATCATCTTTAAAAATCCTGTTTGTTGTCCATCTTATATAATCCAAATCTAATTCATCACCTGAAGTCCGTTCTGTAACTGAAACAAGTGATAATATCGGTTTATATGAAGGCCATAAATTTCTCTGACCGCCGTTTACATATTCAGTTGTCTGTGCAATACTGCCTGAATGAAAAATTGTTTCAACGGCTTTTTCTACCCACGCTTCAGCCATATCAAGCATAATCTGCAATACAGTGTCTTTTTGAACGTGTGAAATACCGATATATTCTTTAGCATTCGCTAAGGTTAAAAGGCTCATTTCTTTCCTCCCTATTTATTTTACATTCAGGATCATACATTCCTGATTCTTGTTTCGGTATATATTTACCGCCTGATAATTTTGGAATTTCCTGACTATCAGCCTCAACAACTAATCCTGCTGTTTTCATTGATTGAAATAATTTTGCAGGCATTAAATCTTCATCTCCCGGCACACGTGGCATTGATTGCCCTTTATCAATAAATGCGCCGTGCTTAACCCATTTTGCTAAAATCATTTTTCTTCCTCCAATTGATAT